TGGGAAAGGGAAAAGCTTCGCCGCCAGGGGAGAAGAGTGGTTCATCTACGAACTCGCCCTCGCCCTTGGCGGCCGATCAGTCGCCGAGTGGCGAGACGCTCTCTCTCGAGAAGAGCTCGACGGCTGGCGAGAGTTCTACCGAATCCAGCCATTCGACGACTACCACCGCTATCACCGGCCCGCAGCCCTGATCGCGCGAAGCATGTCGGGGGCGCACATGGGCGACCTGCTCGACTGGCTGCAGCCGCCACCGCCTACGGGGCACACCAGCGCTGACATGGATCTGTTCAAAGCAGCCGGCATCCGCCCACCACCGAGGAAGACCGAATGAGCATCGGGACCATCACCGTTGACCTCCTCGCGCGCACGGGTTCGTTCGAGACGGACCTGAACCGCTCGGCCAAGCTGGCGGAGAAGCGTGCGAAGGAGATCGACGCGGCTGTAACCAAGGCGGGTACGGCCATCGGCGTTGCGCTCGGTGCGGCAGGCGCTGCGGCGCTGGCTATGGCGAAGAACATCATCGACGGGCTCGACGCGCTGAACGATGTAAAAGACGCCACCGGCTCCAGCATCGAGAACATCAGCGCGCTCGAGGATGTGGCGTTGCGTACCGGCACCACGCTGGACAACGTCTCCAGCATCCTCGTGAAGTTCAACAGCGCGCTGAAGGAGGCAGACGGAAAGAACGGCGTGTCCCAGGCGCTGAAGGCCATCGGCTTGGATGCGGCCGAGCTGCGCAAGGAAGACCCGGCCGAAGCACTGCGCAAGACCGCAGTCGCCCTCACGGGCTTCGCCGATGACGGCAACAAGGCGCGGCTCGTGCAGGAGCTGTTCGGTAAGTCGATCAAGGACGCGGCGCCATTTCTGAATGACCTCGCCGAGAAGACGAAGCTGGTGGGCACGGTCAGCGCCGAGCAGGCCGCGGAAGCCGAGAAGTTCAACAAGCAGCTCTTCGACCTGCAGAAGAACTCGCTCGACGCAAAGCGCGCGCTGCTTTCCGACCTGCTGCCGGGTATCTCGCGCGTGATCGAAGAGTTCACGATCGGCCGGAAGGTCGCTGGGAGCTTCCTGGATGCGCTCCTCACGTTCGGCACCATCAACCCGTTCCGCGACCAAGCGGGCAACATGAAGGCGCTGCGTAAGGAAATCGAAGGCCTTCAGGGTGACCGCGAGCGCTATGTGCGCTCCGGATCGGACACGCGCGCGATCGACGAAGCGCTGGCCAACAGCCAGAAGCAATACCGGTATCTGAAGGCCCTGCAACAGCGGGATGCGCTGGCCGATCAGGGCGACAACTCGGATGCGGTATCGCGCCGGTTCCTGCGCGAGCCGCCGAAGCCGACCGTCGGCGAGATCAAGACCCCGAAGGAACCCAAGGGCAAGGTCGACCACACTGCAGAGCAAGAGGCGAAGGCGCAGCTCGCCCAAGACCTTGAGGACATGAAGAAGAGCACCGCCGCGCTTGCCGGCGCCTTCGACAACGACGAGAAGATCCTGTCGGCCAAGCGCGCGGCGAGCCTGATCAGCGATGCCGACTACTACCAGAAGAAGCGCGACATCATCATCGCGACTGGCGAAGTGGAAGAAGCCGGACTGAAAGCCGCAGTTGACCGGCTCAAGCGCGAGCAGGCCACGCTCACGGGCAAGGACGCAATCGACAACCAACGCAAGATCAATGACGCCGAGGCCGACCTGCGCAAGAGCCGCGCGGACACCGCTACGCAGTTGAAGGTCCTGAACATCGAGGCGGCCGATTCGACCAACAAGCTGGCCCAGGCCATGGCTGACGCACGCGAAGCGGCACAGTCGTTCCTTGACACCACGAACCGCGCGCGTGCGCTGGAACTGGCCGGCATGGGGCAGGGCACCAAGCAGCGCGACTACGCCGCAGCCGTCAGCCAGATCGAGCAGACCTACGAGCAGAAGCGCCAGGACCTCGAGCGCGACCGTCGAAACGGGAAGTTCGCCGGACGGGAGGATGACTACAAGCGCGAACTCGCGCTGCTCGAGGAGTTCCAGAAGAAGTCGATCGACAGCTACGTGAACTCGTATGCGGCCATCGATGCCAAGCAGCGCGACTTTCTGCTAGGCGCATCGGAGGGGGCTCGCAACTATGCCGACGAGGCGCGCAATGCCTACAAGGAAACGGCAGACGCGGTGAAGAGCGCATTCGGCAGCATGGAGGATTCGCTTGTCGAGTTTGTGAAGACCGGCAAGGTGGACTTCAAAGGCTTGGTGGACTCGATCATCAGTGATTTGGCTCGGCTCGTGATCCGTCAGCAAATCACTGGGCCTCTGGCAGGAGCGCTCAGCAAAGCCCTCAACTTCAGTGGGTCAGGCGGAGGCTTCGGGACCGGAAGTGATTTCGGAAATCTGGATTTCGGCGGCTTCTTCGCGGATGGTGGCTCGCCCCCACTGGGAAAGGCATCGATCGTCGGCGAACGCGGTCCCGAGCTGTTCGTGCCCAACACGGCCGGCAAGATCATTCCGAACCACGCTTTGGGCGGCGGTGGCGGCGGTGACACCTACTACCAAGATTTCACCGTCGGCGATGTGGCGACGAAGAGCATGGTGGTTGAGGCGATGCAGGACGTGCAGCGCCAGACGCAGGCACGATATGCGCGGTCGCGCCGATTCGGAGGGCCCGACGCATGAGCGTGATCGCGGTCCCCAGCGGCCTAAAGCCCAATTCGTTTGCCATGCGCCAGCAGACGGCGCAGATCTCGTTTGCATCGCCCTACGGAGGCAGCGAGCAGGTGCTGGACATGGGCAACGAACGTTGGATGATCTCGATGTCGCTGGCAAACCGGACATTCGCCGACGCCGCACGAATCGAAGCCTTCATTGCAGCGTGCCGCGGCATGACGAACACGGTTGCGCTGTACCACTGGATTCGGAAGCAGCCGCGGGGCACCATGCGCGGCACGCCGCAGACGAACGGCGTGACGGCCGGGGCGGCGTCGATCCTGATCTACACCACGGCCGGCGCCACATTGCTGGCGGGCGACATGTTCGGCGCGGGTGGCCTGCTGTTCCAAGTCGCGGCGGACTGCGTGGCCAACGGCTCGGGCGAACTGCTCACGCCGATCGTGAACCGCGTGCGTCGTGACCTGGCGCCGCTGACGCCTGTGGTGTGGGACAAGCCGACCGCGCCGTTCCGTCTGATCTCGAATTCGGCGGTGCAGTACATCCCTGGGTATGCGACCGAGGTCTCGCTCGACTTCGCCGAGGCTGTTGCATGAGGACGCTTTCGGGGGGCGTGGTGAGCGCGCTGAATGAAAGCGTGGTCTACCTGGCGCAGTTGGTCGCCATGCAGTTTCCGAGCGTGCTGGTGGCCCTGAGCACGTCCACGCGCGACATCGTCTTCGGTGGTGTGACCTACCGCGGCGCGGCGGGCCTGGGCACGATCAACCAGATCGAAGACTCGCCGGGCGAGATCAAGGGCCTGCAGCTCGAGATGTCCGGCGTGCCGTCCGAATACCTCGCGCTCGCGCTCTCTGACGCCACGGTGGTGCAGGGTGCCAGCCTCACGATCCGGCTCGCGATCCTGAATGCGGCCGGGCAGGTGCTCGACGCGCCCATCGACTGGGTCGGCCGCCTCGACACCATGAGCATCGAAGAGGACGGCGACACCTGCACGGTCGGCGTGACCGCGGAGAGCTCGGCCGTTGACCTGCTGCGCGGCAACGCGCTGACCACCAGCGATTCGGACCAGCGGTTTCTGTACCCGGGCGACCTCGCCTTCCAGTACGTCATTCCGCAGCAGAACGTCCCGATCGTCTGGCCCACCAAGCAGTACTACATCGACAGCCGATGAACAGACTTCCCGACTGGCAGACCCGCTTCTCCGACTTCGGCAAGGCGCGCGCACGGATGCCCTTTGCATGGGGCTCGAACGACTGCTGCAGCTTCGCGGCAGCCTCGGTACAGGCCATCACCGGGCGCAATCCGATGGCCGGCGTTGCGGCCTATGACACCGAGGCGGGTGCCGCCCGACTGATCCTTCGCGCGG